GACAGTCGTTTGATCGCAGACCCTGAAAGAATCATCTTATGTAACCGCGCAATGTATGACAATTATCGTCAAGAATTGCAAGCAAAAGGCGTATATACTAATTTAGGTTATACTATGTTCGGTTTTGTTGCATTGGATTGGAACGGTATACCTGTAATCAATGCAGACAATATTTGGAATCGTTATTTAGATTCTCAGTTTGCCGCAAATAATGCAAACCTTGCGTATTACTTACCAAACAGAATAGTATTCACTACTCCTTCAAATATTCCAATGGCAACATTGAATGAAGCTGACTTCGGAGAAGTTGAATCACATTTCGAATGGAAAGACAGAGCGACTTACTTAGCCTTTGGTTATACCTTAGACGCTAAAGTTCTTGAAAACTATTTGATTTCAGTAGCTTACTAGAATATAGCGGGGTTGAGATATACCCCGCATATTTTTAAATTAATTGATTATAAATATAAAAAAAATATACAAATGAAAAAGATATTTTGCTTCTTAATGATTATGATAGGAGTTACCGCTTATGTATCGGTAATGGCTCAAACAGCCGCAAGACCTATCAAAATAGTTGGTTCTCAGTTGTTGAATTACCAAGCACCTTTAACAGACACAATAAATAAAGATGTAACCAAATGGTTTTACTTTTACACTGACAATGTAATAACCGATTCAAAGGTTCAGATATTAACATCAACAGGAAGAACCTACGCAACCAATAAACCTAAAGTTAAAGTATATCAATACTCATCTTTAGATAATGTTAACTGGGTGTATTTAGATTCAGCAACTTCTGTTAACGGTTCCGCATTATATGGTGTTACTGCTAAAGTTCAACCTTATTCAAAATATTACAGAGTAGGTGTAAAGGGTATTGATTCAACTCAAACTACACTTATTCGTATTAACGCAATTTTTGTTCAACCTTAAAAATTAGAAAATATGCCATGTACTGATGGAGTAATATTAGCAATCACTTCTGATTGTTCAACTCAGCCGATTGGTGGGTTAGAAATCGAAGGATATATTTATAACAGAAACGACTTAGTTTTAACCGAAACTGCAAACTTAATCACTAACCTAGTAACCGATGCGGCTACTAAAGGTTATAAGATTAAAGGTATTAAAAATACAAAAGATGCGGGGCACGATTTAGTCGTAGCTGAAGATAGAGCAGACAGATTTACTCATTTTGTTTCTCTTCAAATATTTGAGCGTTCAGATGAGGTTGATGCTGCAATTGATCAGTTAAGCGATGCGGTTATTATCTTAGAATTTAAAGATAAAGCCAGCACCGACAGCACATTTAAGGCATATGGTGTTAAGTCAGGACTTTACAAAACTTCTGACACATCAAGAGCAAACGGTGCGCAGGGTGTAAGAACAATCGAACTTGCAACAAGGGCGAACGAGGAAGAAATTTACTCACGCTATACTGTTTTAAAAACAGATTATGCAACTACAAAAACAATGCTTGAAACTTCATTGGCAGTTCCTGTTTAATGGATTACAGACATGAAATAAAAGAACTCCTGAAACACCCATTTAGGGAAGTTTGCGGGAGTTCTTTATCATTAAAATTGATAAAAATATATAGTGACCTTTACGAAGGCGGGCGAGAAGTCCGAGCTTGCGAAAATAGTCAGCGAAAATATTATGAATTATTAATTAAGGAAGGTTATAAAATGGCAGCAATTAAAGAAGAAATTAAAAACAGAACTTGCGTTCCCGCATGGTCTGGAAATCTTTACTCAACAAAGATAGGTGAACATATCCATAGTGATAATATCACCGACACAAAAGCAATTAGTTTACTTGAAAAAGGTTATATTGCAGAAAGTTTATTTACTAAATTACCCGATGGTTTTGCATCAAAGAAGCAATCGGATAATGAGGTTAAAATAGAAGCTGAAATCAAACCCCGCAAATCTAAAAAAGTAAACGACAATGGCTCAACGGCTAGCATCTAATGAAGTTGACAAGCGAATAGATATTCAGCTTGATAAAACTATCAAATCAACAGGAAATCACGTTACTGGCTTTATGCAGTTTGGGGAAAAGAATGACTATCCTCAATTGATTGAAAAGATAATTCAATCCTCTCCAACGGCAAAAAACTGTTACCATATATTAACAAAGTTTATCGTCGGTGCGGGTTTTACTAATCAATCACTTAATGATATAGTAGTTTGTAAAGACCAATTAGGAAGGGATTTAAGAGTAATTGACTTACTTCGCAGCGCAGCAAAATCAACAGCATTAAATCATGGGTTTTATTTTCATATATCAAATAATCTTAAAAGTGATATTGATAAAATAATTCCGGTACCGTTCAAGAATTGTAGATTTTCTGCTATTGATGATACAGGTTTTTGCGCTAAAATAGGCATTTATCCAAACTGGGAAAAAGATAAATCGGTTAAATTTAAACCTGACGAAATAAAATGGTACCCTGTTTATAATTCAAATACAGAAGCCATAGCTGCTCAGGTAGATGATTCGGCAAAGAATAAGAAAAGATATTCAGGACAGATATATTTTTATTTTATCGATAATGATTATTTATATCCATTATCCCCGTTTGATAGTGTTTACTTAGATGCTGACACAGAGGCTCAGGTATCCCTGTTTAAAAATAGGGAAGTAAGAGATGGTTTTAAGGACACGGTAATAATGCGAACCGTTGCGCCAACGAATGAGGACGATGCAATTGAATTAAACGATTCAATAAAAAATATGCTAGGTGCAGACGCTCCTAAAGTAATGCATTTATACGATGAGATTGACCCCGCAACAGGAGAATTGAAAAAGAATGGTTCGTTTGCAATTGATAAAATCACTACAAATATTAATGATAAGTTATTCGAGCAATGGGAAAAATCATTGTCGAATAATATCCGCAAAGCAATCTACGGACTGCCAGCGATCCTTATAGATTATGAGAACGGGCAATTATCATCAACATCTGGAGAGTCGATAATTCAGGCTGTTAATTATTACAATCAGATCACTAAAGATATTCGTAAAAATATCGGTGAACAATTAGGCTCTTTGCTGTCAAAAACATTAATACCGCAATTGAGAACTAATACAGATTGGTCTATCGAACCGTTAAAATTAGTTGATGAAATTAAAGTGGATGAATTATCATCAAAGAAATTAGAAGCACAGGCGGTTTTAAAAGGTTCTGTTGGTGGTGTTCAGGCATTATTACAATTACAGCAATCAGTAATAACTGGAGCAACAACAGCGGATAGTGCTGTTGAGATAATTAAAGAGATTTATGGCATTGAAGAAACAACTGCAAGAAAGATGTTAGGGGCACCCGAATTAATTAACCCGCAACAAACTGTATAGATATGGCAAATATTATAACATACGATGAGCATCAGGCATTAAGACCGATAAGTAAGAACAATCAGTCTAGGTTTAATACTATTTGTGCAGAAACAGAAGCAAGTGAGTTGACTGATTTATTAGGGGTTGCATTATTGCAAGACTTGCAAAACAACCCTACAACTGCTAACAATATAGCATTATTAGCAGGGTGTAATTTTGAAAACTCAAACGGGCACACGGTTAAACATCAAGGAATAAAGTATATATTAATATACTTAGTATATGCAAGATATATCGGTGAGAGTGATGTTAAAGATACTTATGCTGGTATGGTTGAAAAGCGAACAGAATACAGTGATGCGGTTTCGGCAGGTAGAATAAAACTATTGCAAGAGCAATATCGCAAAGTAGCAATGACTGCATGGAATACAACAAAAGAGTATTTAGATTTAAATTCGACTACTTACGATTTATGGATGCGGGGAGAAAGCAAGCAATTATTTGAACCAAAGTTTTCAGGAATTAAAAAAACCGAAAGCAGTAATCGTTCAAAGACTTATTACGATTGGAAAACAAGACAAATTTTAAAATAAAACTTATGAAAAAGATATTATCATTATTACTATTATTTACATTCTTTGCGGGCTTTTCGCAAACAATAGGGCGATTTCCTTATAAGACTATTATTCAATCTTATAAAGGTGATACGTTAAAATTCGTATTAAACGGAACAAATAATTCAATTGAATCAAAAGATACTTTAAAATTCAAAGACCCGCACACCAACTCAGGCAACCCGGTAACGTTAAAGCAATTATATGATGCGCCATCGGCAGGCTCAAATACTCAAATATTATTTAACGAT